TCTTGCTGGCACGTTTGGCGCGGGTGCTTGCGGTGTCGGCGGTGCATGGTCAACTGGTAACGCTGTTGGCGCGGCATCCCTCACGGCAACAGCAGGAACCACCACCACGCTGACGACCAACCAGCCACTTGCTCGGGATTTGCGGGGCTACAAGGTGCAGATTCTTGCAGGGCCGAACGCAGGTAGCACCTACACGATTGCGTCCAACACCATCGGAACTAACGCGGTTATCACCTTCGTTGAGACGGCGGGTTCAGCTCACTCGGCATCGAGCGTCTACCGATTGTGTACTCCGACGTTCTACGTTCTTAACGCGGGAACCTTGGCGGCGAACATCTTCAAGAAGTATTGCTTTGCTACGAATACTTGGACAGCGCTCACTCAAACGGGTCTACCTGCGACCATTGGTACAGATTCTCGCCTAATCTCTACCCCTTCATGGCTTGACTCCAACTACCTCAACTTTGCAACCGGAACCGCAACGGCTGGCGCATCTACCACGCTTACCCAAGGTTCGGCTGCATGGGCAACAAACCAGTGGGCAAACGCACAGGTTCGGATTGTCAGCGGTACGGGTGCGGGTCAGATTCGGACGATTGCATCCAACACGGGAACGGTTCTGACTGTCTCGGTGGCATGGACGACTAACCCAGATGCGACCTCGGTCTTTGAGATTCAGGGCAACGACGACTTCCTGTACTACATGGGATCGGGCGCGGTTACCCTTTATCGCTACTCGATCTCGGCAAACACTTGGACAACGCTCTCTCCTGGCGCGGCTCGGGCGGCGGCTCCTACGACGGGTATGTCTGGTCACTGGGTTTGGGGGTCAACCGACTCGGCTTGGACTTCTCAGAACGCCATTCAGAACGGACGGTACATCTACTCCCTTCAAGGTGGCGCAACGGCTGCACTGCACCGCTACGACATCGCTGGCAACACTTGGGCGACCATCACCTACTCGCCAGCCACAGAGACCTTCACAACGGGAACCAAGTACGTCTACCACGACAACTACTTGTTCATCCAGAAGGACGCGACGGGTCGGTGGTTCCGCTACAACTTTGTGACATCGGAAATGGACGGATGGACAACGATGCCGTATCCAAACGGTGCGGCGGTTCTTGGTGATACCTCGTTTGACATCACCTACTTTGACGGCGCGACTGAGATTGAGTACATCTATATGCTTCTCAACACGTCGGCCGTCGTTCTTCGGCAGATGATTATCTAATGGCAGACAAGCTAACAATCCTGGTCAACACGGCGCAAAACCGGATTGACAAAGAGCGGGTAACTCTCACCGTTGCGGGGAAGGACTTTGATGGGGCTACCTCATCGAGCGTCTGGACTGATCCGGTAACGGATACGACCATGCTCCTGCCTGTCTGTCTTGACCAAACGTGGCAGACGACTAGCGCAGGGGATTATGCAAGGCTTACCCTCTCGGACTTCGGTCTGGGTTCTTCCTCGCTCTGGAAGACGAAGGCGAACACTAACGCGGGAACGGTGAGACTGTGGGCGACCAGTGGAATGGGTAGCACTCCTGCCTTGACCTCTGCGACCTACGGCATCAACCGGGGATGGTACGTTTCCTTCCACTCGTTCAACACGGGTAACGCGGATGACCAATACGGCTTTGAGTGTGGCTGGGACAACGCTGGCGGCGGGTCTTCATCCACTGCTGGTGTTGCGCTTCGCTTCTATGCCTCTAATGGGACGTGCGAGGTCTGGAAGGACGGCGTATTCCTCAAAACCCATGAGTTCGGCGGGTCTATCGTCAATGAGCCAGTCGAGTTCCTCATTATCCCAATGCGCCGGCGGGAACTGCTGGTCTACTGCAAGCAAACGCAGGGCGGCTTTGTCCACGTCTTCGATGACATCCTTGAGACGGCAACGTCTCCTGAGATTATCTCGGACGAGAAGTTCTGGTTCTGGGTTCGCAACAACCGCACCGTAGACTGCGAGATTGCACCACTAAGGTTCAAGGCCTCCGGCTATGCTCGTTCCAAGACCTATTCCTTTGGCAGGGTTCCCCAGACCGGGCAGACGCTTGGCACCTACTCCAACGGCTCACCTGCGACGGCGGTAACCAATGCGCGGGTCTTTGCGGATCGTGGCAGTTGGGCAGCGACATCCGAAGCGGTCAGCGCGGTAGCCATCGAGACCACTGGCGGATCTGCGTTCACACCGGACGGAACCACATCACAGGTCAAGGTCAAGGTATCAATGACGGCGGCAAGTGGCAACGGATACACGCCATTTCTCCGCGGTGTATCGACCTCCTATACTGGCACGTTTGTGGACACGGACGACTCGGAAGAGTTCGACATTAGCAGCTCCATTCTCTCGGCGTCTCTGAGCGTTCCAGACGATCCTGGCGGGGTCGAGATGCACGTTGTCCTCAAAGACCCGGAGGACGTACAGACGGACGTTGCTGGACTGCTCGAGCATGAGAACATCCCCTGCAAGGTCAAGATCGGGACTCTGGTCATCATTGACGGCATCATCAACCCAGTCAAGTTTGCAGACGGCTTGCACGGCGAAGTCAGGACAGGCGACCTTATCATTCGAGACCGTATGGCGGCTATGCAAAGCTACATCCTGCGCGACCGAATCCCGCTGGACGGTTTGAAGCTGTCACACATGACTGACCCAGATTGTGTGGGCGGACTCCTTGAAACCGTTGGCATCACCGACTACGACATTGACAACATCGCCTATCTGATTCCGTCCATCCCTGGCGCGTCTTCTTCGGAGTTCTCGCACATGATGGAAAGCGGGTCGACGCCATTCTCTGAGCTATCGAGCCTGGTCACCGAGATCGCTTTTGGGTTCCTGTGGGGCATCAAGCCAACGGCGACCACTCCGAAGGCTTTCTTCAACGATCCAGACACCTACACGCCAAGGACAATCACGCTCTACCGGACTCCGGCAGATGCGGTTGCTGGCGGTGTCTCAAGCACTGACGCTCCCTACAGATGCTACGACAACTACCACCGGGAACCGCTACCAATCGCTGGCAACGAGGTTCGGGTTATGGGTCTTGACCCAAGGAAGCAGGAGCCAATCGTGCGCTGGCAGGAAGATGCGGCAAGCAAGAACCCGGCGACGGCTCCAAGCTCACGCCCAACCAACTGGTGCGGTGAGCCTCGGGTTGTCGGCTTCCAGTCTCCAAGACTTCAGACGGCGGCGGCCTGTGAGAAACTGCTCGAGACGGCAGCGCCTAAAATCTTCGCCCGGAACTATGTCACATCGGCGGACTCTATGTTTCTCATTGACCCAGCGGACGACGTACCACTGTGGCGCGGTGACCAAATTGACTACGACGGACAAGGAACGGTGACGATCACGGCGTTTACTGCTGAGTTCATTGCCGAGCGGGATGCTCTTGTATTCCGGTCTGCCAACTACGTCGGCGGTGCATCGTTTGGTTTGGGTGGTTCCAGCGTTCCCGAGATTCGCAACAATTACGAAGCGTTTCTCGCTGGTGGCTCGGTTCGCAGAGACTTCGGGAACCTGTTTGGGAACAGTCTGATCGCGTCGTCGGTTGAGGTGCCTTAAAGAAAAAGCCCTCAATTGGAGAGCTTTCGGAGTTCTTCGATCAGGCTCTTGACCTTCTCGTATTCGGTGTCGGTCAGGCGTATAGTTCGAGGTTTGGTTCCGTCAGGTAGGGTTTGTTTTTTTCCAGCTCCTTCTCGTTTTCCTCCGCGTGGCATCAGTTGGACTCCAACTCCTCTTTGGCATCTTCGCCAAGCTCGGTGAGTTGGTAATTGCCATTGCTGACCGATAGGTGACCAGATGACACAAGCGCATCAAGTGCCTCTTTGGTTTCTTGCTGAGTGATTGAGTCGTCAACTTCCTTGATCGCTTTATAGATTTCAAATGGAGCCGATGGGTTGCCCGCGCTGTTTGTTCCGTTCATGTGTGCGGCGAAGTTGATGATGATGAGTTCTTGAGTGTTGTTCATTTGAGCAGTCCTGTCAGCTTGTTTCTTGCTGATGTAGATATTGTATACAATTTCTAAACGATTGTCAATAGATTTGGAAAACATTTTCAAAAAAGATTTCAGTAGGTTTAATTTATGCTATCTGGATTAGTCTTCTCGGCGGATGAGCTGCAAGTAAAATGTTCGGCGTCCGCTACCTACGTCTCGCCGGCGGACGCTTCCTTCCCTGCCTACACCCGCTTCTACTACACTCCCGACTATGCTCTAATGTCGGCGGGATGCTCTGTAGAGGTCGAGCTACGAAGGGCGGATTCTCTGCTCATTGACGAGACCTATCTGACGTTTACTTGTGGGGCTTTGACCTGGACAGATACCATCTCAGGCACGTCTGCCTGCGAGATGATCGCAACGCTGAACGACTTCCAGATTTTCGTCACAGATGGAACCTGGCGGGTGCTTTGGTCATCGGTAGACATCTCGGTCAACGGCTCAAGTGTAGCGACCTTGGCAAGTGGCGCGGTCAACGGCGGGATGGTGGCGATTCCGTCTTCTATTCCGCTCTTTGGCATTGCTCCCATTGTCGGGGTGGCGAATACCATCTACGGCTGGAACGGAACCAACACCGGCGGGTTCCGCTACAAGATTGGATCAAGTTACGAGACGTTCCCGGTAAACGTCAACACAGTTGGCTCTTTGGGGCTTTCCTGCCCTGCGTCTGCGCCGGACGTACTGCCGAGCGGTGACAACACTTGGAGCATGGTCGCGCAGGGTAAGTTCCCGGCGGCGTCCTGGTCGTGGGTTGGAGCGTGGCCCGACCTCTCAAAGTCTCTCGTCCGCTTCCCGGCATCCTATGAGGCACTGGTAACCCGGTTCGGTTTTCCGAAGGCGGAGCGGTACGCAGAGGAGTCTTGTACGTTCCCGGTTGGGATTGACGATCCTCCAGGCGGAACCTCGGTGGATCAGACGGATGAGCTTTATCCGCGACTGTCCTATATGCTCCAAGACGTTCGGGACATTGTTCAAATTATTGAAGACCCATTCGGCTACCCAACTTACGCGCCGTACTACTCCAACGCTACGGGGCGCACAACGTCGGGATCGCCAACTTACACCAATAAGAAGATCCAGTATTTCCCGTCAATCATTGACGCAATGCTGGACAACATCACGATGTGTACGGGATTGCTTGGGCATCCCGAACCACTCGTTCGGCTTTGGAATAGCTGGGCAAATCCGCATTGGAGCTACTCGCTTTGGTTCCCACCGGATACGGCATCTACTGGTTCACGCTGGGATTTGCTAGGGTCGGACTCTGACATCGCCTACTGGTACGCCATCCGCCAGCAACACATCACAAACCCGGCACTCCCGACGGCAGAGGACACTAAGCGAAGAGTCAACGTGACCACCGAGCCAATCGCGCAAAACAGGATTCAATCACTGACCGAAACTATCTCGGGGATGCCGACATGGTGGGGCATCTGTCGGTTCGGCATCGAGAACGAGACCTTTGCAACCAACTTCACAACCAACTCCACATCCGCCACCCGCTTCACCTTCAAGAATGGAGTCGGCAGCGGAACCGGAAGCGTTGGCGCATCGGTTACCCTGACCACCGGGGACGCGATCGAGTTCGACATGACCTCGTTTACGGTCTATCCGTACATGGTCACAACGCTCTCGGATCGGATCGAAATTAGCTGGACTGATACCAATATCAGCGCGGTCAAGGTCTTTGCCGAGGGCATCGACGGGACAAGGAAGCAGATCGGGCCGACAGCAGGTGTTGTCTCTGGAACCATCTACCGGATTCCCTTTGGAGACTCTGAGAAGTGGGCGACGTCGGCAGGGTCAGACTTTGGCGCAAGCTACCTCACGGACGACTACACGCCGGATGCGGGAGTCAGCGCGGATGACATCACATCGGCAACTCTAGCGGATGCAGAGCGGATCAGCTCGTTTAACCTTCTCCCTGGTTTCTCGCCGGTCAAGATTCGGATCGAGATCACCCGGGCAGGAGCGTACACCGGAGCGGTCAGCATTGACCATCCTACGTTCTATCAGGCGCCTTGGACAGATGCACAAGTTTTCCACGAGAACGGATGTTTCTCCACGATCCTGTTTAAGAACGGCCCTATGGTTCGCTATGGCGTTCTGAACTACTACGACTGGATGGCAGACGCTCCGATCAACGTGCCTACGCCGACATCCTCGGTCTTTACCAAGGTAACCATTGGCGACCTCTGGTGCTGGGAGAACAACTTCCTTCGGGGACTGGATGCGCTCGATGGGCTGGCAACGCGGATGGCTGCGGAGTTTGTCAGCGGTGAAGAGTTCCCAGCCGGAGTAACCAAGCACCTTTGGCGTTACAAGGACGAGGAAGGCGCGATAACGGTCGACTCCCTCTCTGGCGTGGTTCGCTCGGAGATCGGGCCGAGGCTCTGGTATCTGAACTCCTATCGGTCATTGCCACCACTGGCGCATATGCCGGAAGCGTTGCGCGAGACGGGAGACGGCTGGCTTGCGGATGGAGACTACGAGCAGACGGCGTTTAGCGACATTTGCAACAAGCATCCCCACATTGTTCCCGGCAACACTCCTCCCGAGCTTAACAACGGCGGAAGCGACCACCTAACGCTGGCGACTGCGCCGGAGGGCTGGACGGTCTGCGAGTTCTCGGAAGCGGTGACCAACAACGAAGCGCAGGACTGGATGTTCCATTGGTCGGGCGTGGACTGGTTTGAGATGCGTCCCTGGCGCGGTCAGGCGTTTATCGGGATGGAGACGGTCAGCGACGGTGCGCCTCTCACATACGATGTCCTCAATAACCTTCGGCATTGCACAGGATATGTAAAGGCAGGCAATGCTTGGCTGTCGCACTCCAGCACGAACGGCCCCTACACTTGGGGGGATGTTGACACGGGAGTCCCGGCAGATTACTTTGATATTTCGTATCACAACGGATCAAGCGCGTTGTCTATTGCCATCGTAGACGGTGGCGCGATTACGCTCTACAAGACCACAGACGAGGGCGGAACCCTCACCAGCGTTATGACACTCGGCTCCGGCGACTTCTCTGCCATTGAATGGACTCCAAACAATCTCCTGTATGCGTACAGGCTTGACTCGGGCGGGACGCTCTACGGGCGGGTGCTGGATGCTCAAGCCAATACGGTTGTGAGTGAGACAGCAACCAACCTTACAGGGTTAGATCAGCAAGCATTTAACATCCGTGTCTCGGTCAACTCAGACCAAAAGCAGGTCATCGGCATCACCTACCAGATCGGCGGCGCAAGGCAATTCAAGACTGCTGCCGACGGCTTTACATTCTCCTAAGAACCTCGCCACATCCAACGACTCAAGCCCTGCAAGCGCGGGGCTTTTTTGTAAGAACCATGAACTCGTACAACAAACCCAATGCAGCTCCGGCAGCAGTCACCGTCAACACGTCCAGCACAGCGGCAAAGGCGATTAGTACGCCTCTTCCTATTCGGGTCGGCTACCGTCTGACCAACTTCGGAGCGTCCGACATCTACGTCCAAGAAGTTCCAGTAGGAACCACTGCGCCAACGGTGTCTGCGGTTATCGCGGCTCCCTCGTTTGTTGTGGCTCCAGGTCAGTTCATTGAACCAGGCGCAGGAGATGACACCGACATCTATACCGGAGCATTGACCACGGCATCAGCAACGGTGCAGGAGCTTGTGTAATGGCATTCACGGAAACAGGCCCTAAGGGGATTGCGCCTCCAAAAGTCAATCCGTCTAACCCGATCCTCGGAAACGCTAACACAAGCCCAAGAGTTATCTGGGCATCGAACAGCGAGGCTACCAACCTCTGCGCCGGTCAGAACCAGAACGTAAACCAGTTCATCGCCTCTCGTGTCGCAACTCGGATGGCGGGTGGAACTTGGTCGGCTCTCAGCGCGCTCTACTGCGGCGCCTATCAGCTCTCTGCCAAGTCCAGGCTCGGCGTCACAACTCACTCACGGGCGCAGATTGCAGCCAATCTTGAGCGACCAAACGGCACGATCACAACGGCGAACTCCTCCCCGAACACGGGCGGAACCCGCGTGGCGTTCACGTTCCAAGACGGACTAACCACCGGATACGTTCAGGGCGGTCAGCTTTCCATTACCGACTTCATCTTTGCTTCTGCCTATTCGCTATCCGCATTCCAGGTTACTGACCGAACGCGGGAGTGGTGGGTTCGGACGGCAATGGCGAAGACTGCGGCGGGGGATCTGATTTCGTCGCAGGAGTGCTGGTCGGAATATCCGTTCAACTCTCACGGCGCGCAATGCACGTCCTTTGCGGCGGCTCAAACTCTGATCGGTTCCAACATCTCGTCCGTTCCCGGCGCTGGTACTGACGTCTTCCGGTACAACCTTGGAAGCGGTCAGGATGTCGGCGTCATGTCTCCGCTCGGCTTGCTTGGCATTCCTACCAATGGGCAAAAGGCAGTCTTGGTTCTTGGCACGTCGATTGCGTCCACGTTCCAGATAAACTCGCTGAACGATGGTGGCGCGGTTGGCCCGTTCACCGAAGTCAGGCAGGGAACATTCCGGGGAGTGTGGAACCAGCTTGCGGCGGAGAATGACGTGGCTATGCCGTGTCTCAACCTCGCGCTCAACTCCTCAAAGGTGGTTGACGTATGGTCAACAACTCACGGACTGGGCGACGAGATGCAAGCGGCGAACGCTCGGAAGCTCATCTGCCAACTGGCGCAATACTTTGACGTTGTGGTCTGCCATGACCCTGAAAACGACAATAACGACGCGGACTTCACGACCTCCTACGGGCGGATGCTCACGGCACTCAAGTCGGCTAACCCGAAGATTCAGACGGTGGCGGTTCGCTACCCTCGGGACTACGTTTCCATCTCGGGCGGTACGGCAGGGCTTGACGCCAACGCCGATCAGGGCAAGTGGGACAAGATTGCAACCTACCTCGGTTCAACCTTGGACGCGATTGTTGATCTTCGACTTGCCACCGCAACGGCGGCGGACAAGTATTGGCCCGTCATCGCTGACAAGCTCACTGGGACGGCAACGGCTGGCTCAACCACGTCGCTGACAACTGGTGTCGCTATGCTCCCCAACCAATACCGTAACTCATGGGTTCGGATGACCTCGGGAACGGCTGGCAATATTGGGCTGAAGCGAGCGATCAGTTCCAACACGGCAGCCGGAGTCTTGACGGTCGCAGCTTTCCCAAGCGCGATTGCGGCATCTGATGGCTACGTCATCGAGGGCAACACGTCCAACGATGGAATCCACCCGAATATGCAAGGCGTCTGGTGGATGCGCGACCAACTCAAGACCAAGTTCTTTGCGGTTGCCAACGTGCCTCGGTTCACAACCACAGGCTAACACCTCACCCATAAGAAAGCCCCTCTTCGGAGGGGCGTATTTTTTTGTCTATGCCTGTTAGTCTAAGCGTTAGTCAGCCCTTTCGCTTGGGGCTTATTTGGTCGCATTGGGGCGCATTTAGAGTTAGGCGCAGAACCTGCCGAACCTGCTTGATAGAACCCCCTATTCTCCACCATAGATTCAATTTGAGTCTATTTTGTTAGTCAGGGCGTTAGTCAGGCTTTCAACAGCATCTCCAATCGCATGGTTTCGACGACCTAGATAGTGCTTCTCGGTCATCGCTGTGCTGCCATGTCCAAGCAGGTCGCTGGCGGTCTTGGTGGAACCTGTTAGATAAACGATCAGCCCGGCGTTGCCTGCCCGAAGTCCGTGGAACGTCTTTCCTTTCGGTAGGTACTTCGTCCATTCGCGCTCGAGCGTTCGCCTGGTCATTCCAATCATCCGCGCCTGGTCAAGGTCGCCGTGTGCGTCAATGTAGCTCACGATGTGTTTGGTGATGGGGATTGTTCGCTTGCTCTTCTTGGTCTTCGGCTCCGATACGTTGCCGTCTCCATCAACCTGCCGACAGACTCTGAGCGTCAGGGCGTTCCTGTCCATGTCGTCCCATTCAAGGCCGCACACTTCTCCGAGGCGCAGACCCAAGCCGATTGCAAGGAAAAGCGGTAGCTTCAGTCGGTGCGGGGCGTTCTCGATCAGGTCAATTCCCTCTTCAACGGTGTACGTCTCTGGCTCCTTGGGTTTGACTTCTGGAAGCGTCACAAGCGGATTGCAGGGGCTTTTGACGATGATGTCTGACCATTCCGCGCAGTGGAAGATTTGGGCGAGAACTGAGTAGATGAACCGGACGCTGGCGGGTTCGATTTGGTGAACCTCTTTCCCTTTCCCAGACCGAGACACTTGGAGCTTTCCGATCTCGTTGACGAATGACTGGACATCTTGCATCTTGATCTGTCCGATTGGCTTTCGTCCGAGCCTCTCGCGGATGTACATGATGTAGGAGGATTCGTACCGCTTGACCGTGTTCTTCGACAGGTTCTGAACTCTGGGATACCAGACGTTCATCGCGACTTCATGCAGCGTCGATTCTGCGCTCAAGCGGGTGGTCTTGATATCCGCTATCTTCCTTGCGAGATCGGCGGCGGCGTCTTCCTGGCTCAGGTGTGAGTAACCGAAGATGATCTTCCCGTTCACCCTCTTCGCGGCTTGGTACCGTCCATCCTTTCGCTTGCTCATCTGTGAGGAATTGTACATAGGCTTGTAGTTGCTGTGCGGTGTAACCTTCGACACCTGGTAGTTTTGCGAGTCCGTTGCGCTCAAGCTGTCTTAGCTTTGCTGGACTGATGCCCATGAACTGAGCGGCCTCACGCTGAGAGAGGATTCGGGGTGGATCAATCGGGGTCATTGTCTGCCTCTTGCGTCCCTGCAAGCCTAGCCAGCGCATCGCCGTACTTATCAATAGTTGCCTCTAGTGCTTTCTCGAAAGTTGGGCTATCCCCCTTCACCCCCTTAGCCTTGAGAATGGCTTGGGCTTCCTCCACGATCTCGACGCATCGGAACCGTTTGGTTGTGCTGTTCTGGTGCGCTAGTCCATCGCTCAAATGGTGCAACGGATACCAACTTGAACCAGATAAGGCAAACGTAGCCTCAAACGTCACAGGCTCCCTCAGCACAAGGCGCAGGGGTTGGATGTTGTGGAGCTTTGCTTCCTTGAGCAGGTAGCAAGTGCCATTCGTTTTACTTTCGTCATCGTAGGCGTAAAACCCATACGATAATCCGGCGCAAGTCTCACCAATCTTGAGTTCCCCACCCGCAAATAGAACGTGCGTCATGCCGTCCTGTTTGCCCAGCGTCAACACCTCGTAGTTCTGTCCTTCGTGTTCAATCGTGTTCATTTCTATCTCCTCAATAACCTCTTGGCCCATTAGCAACCTCCCACAGGAACTCGCGCACATACTCCTCATCTACCTCGTCGTCCACTTTCGGAACGTGCGCCCATCGGGGATGATCGTGGAGTACCCAATACGCCTTTATGCAGTCTGGGTATGGAGTGGTCTTGGACTCGTCTGCAATCGCTCTGGCTTCGTTGTATGTCACCACCTCACCCCACCATCTAGGAAGGCAAGGGCGATACAGAAGACCGCAAGCAGGAACCACACCCAAGCCGGGGGAGCATTCACGGCGTCCTCGTAGGTCTCGACGGTGACCAGGCGGGTAGGTCGTCCCTCGGAGTCCCGCAGCCAGACTTCGCGCCTCACTTCGTCACCTCCGCATCATCTGCCGGGATGGTCAAGTAACCGAAGTCGGTACAGGTTCCCCGGTGGAAGTCGGTCATCAGAACCGCTTCACCTACCCGCTTCTTTGCTCTGACCGTTGCGACACCGAAGCCGAGCGGAGAACTCTCCACCAGCATCTTGTCGCCGTTCGGGAAGTGGACGGTCACGGTTGGGTCGCCGTGAACCGAGTAGTCTTGAATGAGGGTGAAGGTCACGCCGCCACCTCCATGCAGAACTTGTCCCACAGGTCTTGAGCGTGGTCTTTATTGACTGGAGAAAATGGGTAGTGATCGTCGCGTAACCACTCGCTGTACCACTCTTGAATGATTGGCTCGTAGTCGGAAACCGATCGGTCTACAGAGGTATCCCCCGTCATCGCCACAATGCAATCTTGGACAAAGTACCAAACTTCGGCACAGTTCTCAGTTGTAAGATGGCGTGAATCTCGGGTCAAGACTCTCATGCCGCCACCTCCCCTAGCTTCTCGATCTGCTCCTTAACCCACTTGGATTCGGTGATGATGCCAAGATGGTCAACGGATGCCGCGATGACAACATCGGAACCATCCCATTCCAACTCGGTGTGAAGAGAAAGACTGACCTCAGAGAATTCGTTTAGTAACCGCCAGTACCGAACAACGCGAGCCTGCCCAAAGTGGGTAGCGACCGATTCGGCAATCTCCAGTTGCTTGGTGTAGTCTGCGAGGTTGAACATTACGCAACCTCCAAGCAGAAGGTAGCGAACTGGTCAAAGAGTCTGCCGTATCCGCGCTTGCTCACAGACAAGGCTCGGAACATCGTCTGTGCGGTGACCTTGTGCTTGTCGGCGAACAGCTCGACATGGTGAGCGGTGACGCCGAACTCGTCGGAGTCGCCGTCGCGCTTCTGGTTGTAGTCAAAGTCTAGATTCGATGCGTCGAAGTTGCTAGTGGTTTCTTTGGTGGCCGTTACGGTTGCCATGCTGTGTTTCCTTGAAGTTCCCATTGCAGTGGGATAACATCATTATAAACACAACTGTTTAGATTTTGTATAGTTTTTGGAAAGGTTTTTCTAAAATTGTTTATGCTGGGCCGTCAAGCCGAATCCCGTTCGGGTCGGCTTCTAGCTTCTCATAGGAACCAACCGAGCGATACCATCCAACGAGCATCCCCAGGATCTGCCAGTCTTTTGTTGATTCATCTGGGAACTCTTCTTTATTCCTGTTGAGTGACTCCATCATCCACTCGCTGTTTCGCCATGCAATGTTCTTGCACTTGTACTCCCCATCTTTCTTGAGCAAGAACGTAAACCCATTGCGCGGCTGGTGGGTCTCTCGGAACAGCGCCACGTCTCCCGGTTGCAAAGCGGGCATCATTGAGTCTCCGTCAATCACGAACCCGATTCCACCAATCTGCTCGAGGCTCATTGGAACGTAAACGCGCCCCTCGTCGGTGTCTACATTGGTGACGCCAGGGCCGGCAGAGACTGTCCCTACAACCGGGATACGCGCCATTGGGCCGAACATCAAAGAGACTCGCCTACCATCCGGTTTAGCGGAACCCTTTCCCTCGAGCGATCGAGCTTTGTCCATGATTTCTTCCGGCACTTTCTTTGTGACACTGTAGAAGTAATTGCGAAACTTACTACGATCCGCCCCGACGATGTCGGCAAAGGCATTGACTGAGTCAAGCCTCAATTTCGCATAGATTGCCTGAAGGGTTAGCGCGTCCTGGTTTGGTGTGTTTGCAGCCACTTGTAAATAAAAACTCAAAATTGTCTCCCAAAATCTAAACACGTCTGTTTATATTGTGTTAGAATTGTTTAGGAATGAGCGGACAATCAGCAAAACCCCGCAAGAGTGACAGGATCACTGAGCTTGTGAATCAAGTGGATGGGATGCGAGCAGCAAACCCTTATATGGACGTGCTTGCCGCCTGTCAAATGGTCGGTCTTTCAAGAGACACCTACTACCTTCGCAAGCGGAAACAAAGCTCACTCCAAATACAAGAAAGCCCCGGCTGCAACCAGGGCCTCTCATCGTCAACCACCGAGGCAGTCAACTGCGTACTTTCCGTAACTACTGAAAGTATAGCAGAACCCGCTTCCCTGACCGCATAGGTAAGCACATGAAGCAAACACTAAACAAGAGGGCGGCATGAACCTCCCAAACCGAATCCTGGCACTCGACTGCGAGACCACAGGACTCAACTCGATGTACGACTTTATCAACGCGATCTCAATCGCTGAGATGATTGATGGAGAACTGACCGGGAACGTGTTCACCCGAAAGGTTCGGCCGAGCGCAAAGCTAAAGGTCAGCATGGAAGCGTTACAAGTCCAAGGGCTTGACGTTGATGCGGACTCGTTTGACCCAGAGGAGTTTGTTGAGAAGCTGACTAGCCAACTGGCTAGCCTCTTCCCCGTCAACTCTATCCCTGCGCTCCAGGCAGCGACCGAGCTGCAGGAGTGGACGGCATCAAGCGGACTTAACCGAGTTCCGGTTGTCGCACACCACGCATCGTTTGACCACGCTTTCTATAACGACAAGCTGAACAACACCCGCGCAAAGGTCATTCTCGGCAACGCGCTCTCTCCGATCTGGATCTGCACCAAGACGCTGGCTTGCCATGTGTGGCCAGACAAGCACAAGAAAGACCTCAATGCTTGTCTCGCCGCTACTGGAATCCCACCACGGGAATCGCAGGGGCATGACGCGGCAGAGGATGCGGTCAAGTGTGGACAGCTCTACTTCAAGCTACGCGAGCTTATCTCGCAGGGTGAGGCATGAGCGAGGGCGCCAAGATTGTCGTCTTGCTCCTGCTCGTAGTGGTCGCTACTTACATCGCCTCTTACAAGACAGCGAAAGAGGACGGCGAGCAGAAATGAGCATCAACAAGAACGGGCAGCCAAACCAGAACGAGCAGATCGTTTTTGAATCGACCAACGGATCAAAGGGTTTTGGCGCAAGGCGAGCCGCCGACACCGGAACGATGATCTTCAACTCGAAATCTGCAAACGTGCGCTATTTCGAGCAGACCCAAGGACTTAAAAACATCGAACCAATCCCCGGAAGTAAGGGGAGCCGAGGCGGAGGCGTCCGCACAGACAAGAGATCAACATCATGACAGAATCACCAATTAGAGAATCGTCGTTCAAAACCTACCGAATCAGCGAGGGCAAGATCCGAATCGGACAAGGCTCCGCCACCGAGGAGCAGGAAGCAATCGCCGGGTTTATCCTTGGCTTTGACTACACGGAAGGGACATCGGACGACGGAGAGGACTACGCGGCGATCCGCGCAGAGCTAGAACTGAAGAGCGGGGAGAAGGTTAAGGTTCGCTGTAAGGTCGGACTGACGCCATCTTCTAGTAACGTCTCAGCGGTCGGGTTTGCGCTCGGACTGCTCCAGCTATCGGAAGGGGATGACATTGGCATTTTCCCAAAGCTGTCCAAGCCAGATCCGAAGTACGGCAAATGCTCGACGTTTGTGGACGTGTGCAAGGTCAATCCTGCCACTGGTCGCTATGTGGACATCGACACCCGCAAGGCTCGGGAATCGTTCCCTGGCGCGGCGTCGAAAGAGAAGCTGCCCCACATCATCGAAGAGCTGAAGAAGCATCCGCTCTACCGGGCTTTAGGCAAGAAGGCGGAGAGCCAGAGCGAGTACCTCGAAGCGATCCGGGATGAGAAGAAGTGGCCTGATCCGTTTGGCGCGGCAAAGGCTGCCTATCTGGAGATCATTGGCAAGGCGGCTAACCAGACGTTCGCGGACTATGCCGACGTGCCGGAGGAGACCATGCAGGGCTTCTTTGAGTTCTACGGAAAGAACAAAGCCAAGCTCCCTAAGAAGCTCGAGGCGTTTGCCGCAAACGGCGAAGCCGAATACGACCCCTTTTCTGATGAGTGATGTTTAACGCGGAACTGATCGAAATGGATAACCCCCCGGCGACGGGGGGATTCTCTGCCCAAGACTACAAAGACCGCGTGGCTAAAGCTCTACTGAAGCACGCGGAAAAGACCCAGGCTCTGCCGCCAAAGGTGTACGAGGAGAAGGCGCCCAAGGCAAAGCGAGCAGACCACAACCAACGCACAGAAACATTTTATAGGGCGCAAGGTTACACCCGCGTTCTACGAGTGGACTGGTTTGATACCAGAACCAGCCGCTCCCACGACTTCCTCGGCTTTGCCGACATGATCGCCTTAAAGGAGGGGCACCCACCATTGTTGATACAACTTACTTCTAAATCCAACCTATCCGCCCGCGTGAAGAAGTGCCGGGAGAACGTGATGGCACAGGCTTGGCTCTCTTCCGGTTGCCTGATCGAGTGCATCGGCTGGGAGCAGATGAGTAACGGTCGCTACTCCGAAACGGTGGTGCGGGTATGAGCCTTTTTTTTAACCCTCGACCTAGCACAAATAGGAGGCACCAATTATGGCCGCTGTAATCGGAGTCGGTACTGGAGCGCATCCTTTGACGGTCTCTACCTTCCTTGGTCTGCGCGATCGGAACCCGAGAACGCAGGACACAACGGTCAACGGATTCCGCACGCGGTTTGATAAACCGATCGAGCGAGCGAGCAAAGAAGAAGCTCCGCTGTTTGTGCCGGCAAAGTTTATCGAAGGCGCCCCGCGCAAAGCCGAGAACGTGCAAGAAGTCTCTCTGGCTGTTCTGGACTTTGATGATGGGCACGCATGGGACGACTTTGTTTCCGTGTGGAAGTCCTCCGGTCTGAACTTCTGGATTTACACGACCTATAAGCACACTCCCGATGCTCCGCGCTGGCGTGCGGTCTTCCCGCTCGAGGTTCCGGTTCCTGGCTCCGAGTGGTCTGGCGTATGGGCGCGGATCTCCGAGCATCTTGCACACGGATTGTGCGACCGGGCTTGCAAAGACCCCGGCCGTATGTACTTCTTCCCAGTGGTTCCGGTTGGCGGAAAGCCTATGTATCACTCCGAGTTCCACGAGGGCAAGCTGCTCTCTTTGGAAGATTTGCCGGAAGTAACGCCGGAGATCATTGAGAGAGAGGAGTTCCAGCGGGAGCAGGAAGGGATTGCAAGAACACGCGGGCGGGTCGGAGACGAGTTCGATGCAAAGGCGAGCTGGTCGGAGATTCTCTCTGGCTGGAAGTATGCCGGACGCATGGGAACGCTCGACAAGTGGATTCGGCCGGGCAAAGACGGCAAAGACGCGCTCTCTGCGACCACCGGATACCGGACGGTTATTGGAGAGGATCGGCTTTACTGTTTCTCTTCCTCCACCGCGCTGCCAGTCGGCAAGATGCTCTCTAAGTTTGCTACCTACTCTTATCTGGAGTGCGGCGGAGACTTCAAGGAAGCCGCCAGGCGTCTGGCAAAGCAGGGGTACAGCCCGATCATTCAGGACGTTGTGCATAACGATGCTCCGGTCGATATCTCGGTAACCGAAGATGAGCTATTCATTGCGACCAGCGACCGTGGTAACGCGCTTCGGTTTGCCCGGAAGTATCAGAACGAAGTGGTCTTTGTTCCCGAGCAAAACGATTGGGGATTTTGGAGCGGCAAGCGTTGGGTCATTTCTCCGAGCGCAGAGGCGCGGGTCAATATCCTGATGCAAGAGTGCCTCCAGGAGCTGACCGACGAAGCGCAGTTGTACGAGGACAAGGACACTCGGGCCGCTCTTCTAAAGCACGCTAAGGCGTCGCTGTCGAACAAGTCGATCCAGGCCGCCAAGACTCTGGCTAAGTCGCTGCTCACTCGGAGCATTGCGGACTTTGACCGCCACCCTTGGCTTCTCAACACCCAAGACGGGACGGTAAACCTGAAGACCGGGAAGATAAAGCCACACGACCCAGCCGACTACATCCAGCAGATCACAACCTGCGGATGCGCGGAGCAGTACGAAGGTGCCCCGACGTTCGAGAAGTATCTGACCCGGATTCTCCCGCCGGAGAACATGAACAGCGAAGACGCGGACATGGCGCGTGCAAAGTTCCTTCTTTCCTGGCTGGGTTACAACCTGACCGGATCGAACAAAGAGCAGTGCTTTGTAATGCTCTATGGTGAAGGGCGGAACGGCAAGTCTACGCTAATCGACCTTATCAACTGGATGCTGGGCGATTATGCGCGTCCGATGAAGACTGAAGCTCTGATGGCGTCCCGAATGGGAATGCCTTCCTCGACTGCTGAGTACGAGCTTGCAGGTCTGCGCGGCCGGCGGTTTGTCACGGCGGAAGAAGCGGGTGATGGCGAGAGGCTCAACGAGTCGCTCATTAAGCAGATGACGGGCGGCGATTCGGTCAACGCTCGGCACCCTTATGGCCGGCCGTTTACTTACACCCCGGAGTTTAAGGTGACGCTGACGGGAAACACTAAGCCCCAGATCCGCGGTCAAGACTTTGCTATCTGGCGGCGCGTCCGTCTGATCCACTTCGACCAGACGATCACCGACGCCGAGCGGATCGAGGATTTGAACGACCGGCTCCGGGCGGAATCTTCACAGATACTAAGACTATTAGTCTCTAAGTGTTTGCAGTGGCAGGTAGATGGTTTACCTGTGCCAGAAGTAATCAAGAAGGATGTAGAGGCATATAAGGAAGAGAACGACTATATGGCGGTCTTCATCGAGGAGAAATGCGTGTTGAATGATACGAACGAGGTCTCTTGTTCTGATCTTCACCAGCACTATCTGGAGTGGGCAAAGAAGACGGCTGCGCCCATGCTCAACATCACTCAATTCGGTCGCTCAATGATCGCCCGGAAGGGCATCGAGAAGGGGCGTGAGCGTTCAGGCCGGAAGGTTTACAAGGGCATCGCCAAGGCAACGGAGTATTGATCGTGATGAACAGTTTTACTCAAATGATGAACAGTTTGATGAACAGTTTGATGAACAGTTTTATGGGCTTTTTAGGTTCATTTTCTATTTTGATGAACAGTTCGAACACTTATAAGAAAAAGATGTTCTCTGAGAAATCCAAACAAGAACACTCTCTAGGAAAATGTTTTGCATTTTCGCCAAAACTGTTCGAACTGTTCATCATTAGGTTCAAAAGCAGTTTCCAAACTGTTCATCAACTGTTCGGCGGAGGTGTTTGGTGCTGAATTTCGAGGATGCAGCTTACGATCTGTCCGAGCAGACCGATCAGCCGGCAAAACCGGAGACTTGCGCCGCGCTTGCGGTCGCTCTGTACGAGTCACTCCAGGGCGTGGATATGGGCAAAGCGAGGGTAGACCTTGCGACCATCCGAGCGAAGTCCGCCGAGAGCAGAACGGTTGTTAGTGTTCTCGATCTACCAACCAATGTAGTTAGCCAGCTCTTAAACGTCTTGGAAGTTTGTCTCTTTGGAATTGAAGGAGACGCATTGTCGGCGCAGATCAAAGAATCATTTGATCTCTTTACTAAAGAAGAACGCATGGAAAAGCTCAAGAAATCACAATCGGAGTTGTTCGGGGGGAGTCTATGATTCCGCTTGGCACGACATTCATCTTCTACCCTCTTGTGGACACGAAACAGGTCGAGGCCGCCGGGGTCATCTGCGCGACCAACCAACACGGCGCCTACGTTCGTTACAAGTGGATTGATAGGAAGACGGAGCGAGAGATGGAGATGCGCGAGTTCTTTGCGTGGGACGAGCTGCAGAAGATCCAGGTGACGAGCATTGGAGGTGTCTGCGTATGAGCTACTCGGTCAAGCAAGTCATTGAGGCAGGGCTTCGGGGATACCTTGAGGGATGCGGAGGCCCACACGCCGGAAGCCGGGGAGAGGTGGACGAACACCAAGCATGGTCAGTCCAGCGAACCGAAGACCGCGCACTTGAGCGTTGCTGCGGGGTTGATGGCTTCTACGACGTGATTCCGCTCATCATGCCCTGGTATCGGGGAGAAGTCTATTGGGAGGTTGGACGGAAACTCTGCGGGGAGTACGTCGCTTTGCTCGGTCAAGACCTAAAGCGGGAACCGTTTGAGCCGACAACCGAGGAAGGAGGACAGGACAGGGTAACCAATCCATTCTTTATTCCGGCAACGGTGGCGGCGGCGGCTCTTCGGATTGAGCTGATTGCGCTCCAAAGACGCAAGCAAAGAGGCAAGATTGAACCTGAATTTATGATCTCCAAGGGGCAAAGGCTTTGGATCAGATCGGATTATGTTTACGCCGAACGAGAAAAAAAGTCAAAAAAAGTTGCCGCATAGAGGGAACAATGGGTCTTCTACTTCGTATAATGTTCATGTAGGGCGCGATCTTGTTGCGCCTCAACCCTTTAACCCAGTCCATAGCGGCTGGGTTTTTTCATTTTCCCCCAAGTAGATAGGCACAATCGCGCTCTAACTCACTTACAGGATTGCAATGCAATCGAACGGGGGAATTCAGTTCGCCCGCCTGGTTTCCATTAAGGGAATTCAGTTGCCAGGTATTTGGGCACTTTTCGTAAACCCTCCATGCACCCCACAAGTCCCCGGTTCCCTCTCCGCCGGGGCACTGCTTTGCTATGAAGTTCGTCTCTGCCATCAAAAAGCTCCTCGGTCACGGCAAGCTAGTGCCAACGGGCATCATTGTCCACGCTACGGCAGGTAAGGATGGACAGAGTTCGGTGGATTGGCTATCGCAGATAGGGTTGGGCTACCACTTTATAATTCAAAGAGACGGCACGATCATCGTCGGCGTTCCCAAGGAGCAGAAGGCTTACCACGCTGGTAAGTCGAGAGGATGGGCCGGGAACAACTGCAACGACTACACCATCGGCGTTTCCTTTGCCAACATGGACGACGGCAAAGACCCTATTACTGCTGACCAATACAACGCGCTGACCGAGCTAATCATTGACCTACGCAAGAAGGTTCCAACGCTCACCAAGATTTCTACTCACTACTGGGTTTCGCCGGGACGCAAGACCGATCCTGTCTTGTTCAGACCTACTGGGACGCATTATGTGGGCTTAGAGATTTGGAGAGGATGATGGCAACTATTGAGCAACAATCAACGCATTGGTACGACTTCCTGCCTGTCTGGTGGAGCGTTATTGCTGGTGCGGTTACGGCAATAGTCGGCGGCATCATCAGGGTCGAGCGGATTGCCATTGGGCAAGCTCAAAACTCACGCGACATTGCCAAGCTTGCGGAAGACATAAAAGACCTCAGAGAGGTTCCAACCCACATCGCAAGCATGGACGCAAAGATTGACATCCTGCTAGAAGACAGAAAGCGCGGTTAAGTATGTACAACATCCGAACCGAGTTCAAGTTATCTTCCATCAGCGAAGTCGTCCGGCTCGGACTGGTTTCGGATTGTCACTTCGGAGCGAGTAGCTTAGACAAAAAAGCTCTTAAGAAAGACTTTGACCGGATGGCGGCATTAGGTTGCCGTATCGGTATCAACGGGGACGTATTTGACGCGATCCTCCCAAGCGACGTTAAGCGGTTCGACCTCAGAGCGGTTGACCCTGAACTGATGCGGATGTGTACCGAGGGCGGTTGGCTTCCGCTGGATGGCGCGATTGAACTCGCGGCAAGGTTCCTCGAGCCATACGCTCACCTCATTGAGTTTATCGGCATCGGAAACCACGAAGGGCACGTTGGCAAACACCACCACGTCCAGCTCGTTCCGCAGCTCATCGCAATTCTGAGAGAGCGCACAGGGCATAGCATCAAGTACGGCGGATGGTGCGGTTACTGGAATGTTGGACTGCAAGGCACAGGCACTAAGAAAACCGCTTTTACAATTTATCGGCACCACGGGGCAGGCGGCGCGGCTCCGGCCACCAAGGGCATCATCGACTTCGAGCGCATGATGGCGTGGCAGGGCGACGTTGACGGTCTTTGGATCGGTCACAAGCATAACCGCTTTGCAGTCGTCAACCGGAAGATGACTCTTGATCGGCGCACGATGACCAGTAAGGAGCGGGACGTGCATTGCATTATGACTGGCTCGTACCTTGACACCTACGGTCTTGAGAAGGACACAAAGCCAAGCTACGCGGTCGGATGGAACGTCTCGCCACAGTCTAAGGGCGGCGCGATCATCGAACTGAGCCAGATGCGAACCGCAAACGAATTGATTACCCAGGCTCGGGTTCTACTTTAGGAGAACAACAATGAATGAACTACTCACAAAAGCTCTCAAAGGGGCTGCTCTCGGTTTTCTCGGTGCCGTCATGTTCGACCTCCAGAAGTGGAATGAGTCCGTGGGATTTGGTTTCGACTGGAAGATCGCAGTCAAGCGTTGGATTAAGGGAGCAGTCACGGGCGCGTGTGGTGCGCTGGGAGTGTCGGCCTGATGAAACGATATCGGTTCATTTTGAGCTTGGAGGATGCGACATGGATCCCGGCGACGATTCGGACTCTATTTAAGGTCAACGTCCGCTGGCGAACTGTTGTCAAGCGAATGACCCAGGGAGCAGTTGAAGAAGTTCTCTCGGCTATGCCAATCGCGTCCGCTGTTACTGGCATCGGTATCGAGCGAGTAGAAGAGGACGTTTAAGTGGCTAAGATTCGCCTCAACACGACTCGGAAGCTGAACAAGTATCGGCTCAGGAAGCAGAGAGAGGCGTATCTGGCAAAGGGCTATGTAAGGATCGAGGGCGGGGCATGGGTTCCAGCCTCGAGCGTGAAGAGAAATGGGAGCAGGAAGACCAACCGTAAGGTGTCCAGAGTTCGCTGAGTCTATTTGTGAGCATATCGCTAATGGCGGATCGCTTACTGACTGGTGCGCTGTTCCTGGTCATCCTGGGTACTCAACGATCACAGATTGGCTAAGAGACGACCCTGAATTTTCGGCGAAATACACACGCGCAAGGGAAGATCAAGGAGACTTTTACGCTGAGAAAGTTGTCGCCACAGCAGAGGATTGTTTGCCTGACGTAGTGGAGATTCAGCGGGCAAAGCTCAAGATTGACGCCTACAAGTGGCGGGCTGGAAACCTCAAGCCAAAGGTGTACGGCAGCAAGGTGGATTTGACATCCGACGGGCAGAAGCTGGAGTCCCAGATTGTGCAGTTTGTGATGCCTTCTAATGGAACAGAAGCAAGTAGTTCGGATTGAGCCACAACCAGGCCCACAGACCGCAATCCTCTCAACTCCTGCTGACATCGCATTCTATGGCGGCGCGGCTGGTGGCGGAAAGACGTGGGCGCTCTTGTTTGAGGCGGCAAGACACGTTGATACTCCTAACTATTACGGGGCTATCTTTCGGCGCGAGATTGCTCAGATAACGATTCAGGGCGGTTTATGGGACGAGTCTCAAAAGCTCTACCCAATGGTCGGCGCAAGCCCTTCTATCAGCTCGAGGAAATGGACGTTCCCAAGTGGTTCCACAATCCGGTTTGAGGGATGTGAGCAGGAGATAGACAAGCTCAAGTATCAGGGAGCGCAGTTTGGCTTCCTTGGGTTTGACGAGGTTACGCACTTCACGGCCTCACAGTTTTGGTATCTCAGGTCGCGCTGCCGTTCAATGACTGGCATCCGTCCAGTGGTTCGGGCGACGTGCAACCCAGATCCGCACTCTTGGGTTAAGCAGATCATCCAGCCTTGGCTTGATGGGCTGAAACAACCGGGGGAACTAGCTTGGTATCTAAGGGAGAACGATGATCTGGTCGAGGTTCCTGCGGGGACGCCGGACGCGATCAGCATTACTTTCATCCCGGCAAAGGTGACGGACAACCAGAAGCTACTCTCGGCAGACCCGGCGTATCTGGCAAACCTCAAAAGCTTATCCTTGGCAGACCGGAAGGCACTGCTTGAGGGTTCTTGGGAGATCGTCTCAACGGGCAACATCTTCAAACATGAGTGGTGGAAATACTACAACGAGCAATCTGAGTACGTTGATGTCGTCCGGTATTGGGACTTTGCCGCGACCGAGGCGACAGGCAAGAACGACCCAGACTATACGGTCGGCTTAAAGCTCGGCAAGACGGCAGACGGGTTCTTTGATGTTCTGGACGTTCAACGGTTCAGGGAAAGCCCTAGCGAGACTGAGCGGCGCATTGTAACAACGGCGGCGGCGGACGGCAAAGCGGTTACCCAGTTCTTTGAGCAGGAGCCAGGATCAAGTGGGAAGATCGTTGTCGACCACTACATCCGAACAGTTCTGAGCGGATACCCAGCAAAGGCGGTTAAGAAGACCGGAAGCAAGCTCGAGGAAGCAAAGCCAGTGAGCGCGGCCACCGAGAACGGATTGGTTCGGCTTCCATCTGGAGCGCCTTGGGTGTTGCCATTCACAAACGAGGCGGCTATGTTCCCCTCCAAGACAGTTCACGACGACCAAGTTGACGCTCTATCGGGAGCATTCAACCAGGTCAACAACACGAATTCGGTTTACGACGCCTTTTTTGGACTAGCAGGATGAGCTTACTATCACGAATCAAAAACGCTGGCGCGGTGTTTCTCGGCAAGGAGATTCCGCGAACGAGTGCAGGTGGTGGGTACTCGTCCTACGATCTTGGCAGTCTCCTCTACCAGAACGGCTCGTCTGTCAACTGGGCGCTTGAGGCAAAGCCGTACTACAACAACCCGATTGTTGCCCTCTGCTCCTCTAAGATCGCGTCCATGATCGGAGAGGCGACCATCCAGCTACAAGAGTGGGATGAGAAGTCGGGAACGTGGGTGGAGTCCAAGTCAGTCGCATCAAAGCGGATTGAGCGCATCTTCGCGCAGCCAAACGAGTTTGAGACGTGGAGCCAGATTGAGCGCGCATTAACGCTGTCCTACACGGTCTTTGGCGAGGCTTATCTGTACATCCGCCGGAACCAGTTTGGCGAGGTCATTGGATTTACTTGGCTGTCACCTTTTGAGGTCAAGCCAATGGCCGACAAGGACAACGAGGGCGGCACCAAGACCATCACCTACTTTGAACATCGTCTTCCCGGCGGCGACTCGGCAAAGGAGCTCCCGGTTGAGGATGTCTTGTTCATCCGCAAGGGCATCAACCCAGAAGACCCGAAGCGTGGATTCTCGGAAGTCCTGCAAGCGGTTCGGGAAATTACTCTTTATAACGATGCGGCGACCAGGCACGGCGCAATGGTTCGCAACCCTGGCGCAGGAAACCTCATCTACCCAGACCCTCAGAAGGACGGTATCTCGCCTACCCCTGAGCAGATTGGTAAGGTGTCCACGCTCATTAACTCACTAGTGGCGGACAAGAGTGGTAAGTCCGCAATGGTTCCGTTCAAGGTCGGTGTTGAGAAGCTTGGATGGAAACCCGAGGAGCTTGACCTATCCAACCTTCGGCAGTCGGCTATTGAGATCATCTGCCCATCGTTTGGCGGTGACCCAATGGCGTTTGGTCTGACGTCAACCTCCAAGAAGTACGACAACCTCTCGGCGGCTCTTGACGATCTAGGCAAGCAGACGGTTCTGCCAATGCTCTCGGACTGGGCGGACGCCATGACCCGGCTCCTCATCCCGTCGCTTCGGCTTGATCCTAGTCGGTTCCGACTTTGGTACGACACATCCTCGGTCTCTTGGCTTATTGATGAGACTGACCAGGCGCACAACCGGGCGCGGGAGAACTTCAAGGTCGGCGGTATGTCGCTCGAGTCCTTCAAGCTCAAGATCGGCGAGACGCCAGCAAAGGGCGACAACCTCAAGAACTACTTCAGTCTCCAGGCGGAGGCATCAGGAACTCCGGCTCCAGTCGCTCAGGTCAACTCGGTCAGCGATTGGGCGAAGAGCTTAGTTGAGCGGGACGCAAAGACACGGCGGACGCTTGGAAGGGTTCAGCTTAACGCAGTTCAGGCAAAGAAGACCAACGGCAAGCAGTCGGCGCACGACAAGCGGATTGAGGAAGCCAAGCAGGTCTTTCTTGATCTGACCGAGCGCAACCAGTCTGGCACCTTGGACTCGGACGCATACCAAGAGGCATTTAGCGACGAACTCCGAAGTCTCCACGCCGATATGTACAAGATCGGGCGGGAGCTGGCAGGTAACGCGGCAACGGCAGAAGAGGCGGAGCAGATCGGTCTCCAGATCGCAGACCTCGAGCAGAGCTTCCTTGCGGGGCTTATTCAAGACCTTGCGGATGGTCGCTACGATGGCGTCTCCCCGGCTTTGGATCAGCGTTTGGGGATGTACGCCAGCAAGGGCAGTTCAACCGCCTCTCTGGGCTTTGTAGACGGCTCCGGCGCAGATGAGGAGTTCTATTGGGACATGAACGGCGCGGTGGAAGACCACTGCCAGGACTGCCCATACCTTGAGGCTAACTCGCCTTACATGAAGGAGACGCTTTACACCTCTCCACGGCAGGGCGACACACCTTGTCTGACGAATTGCAAATGTCGATTAGTCCGGTCATCTGACGGACAAACAGGCTTCGGCCCTATCTAAGACCATGAATACACTACAGTCATTGATTGGCGTTCAAACGAACGCAGCGACGATGCGCGAGAACAGCCTTAAGATGGTTGCCTCCGCTTGTGGCGTGTTGCTGAGAAACGGTGCCGTAATCCTTCCAGGGGCGTTTTCTCCCAAGGTACTGCGCGACTCGGTAAAGATGGGATGGGTAGACGTCTCGCATGAGTGGGACGGTGAGCCGATTGGCATCTTTGACAAGGTGTACATGGACGGCGACAACCTCATGATTGAGGCGACGTTCCACAGCCACGACGAAGCGCAGACTCAGCGATCCATTATCTCCGAGCGAATCTCAAACGGTAAAGAGGTCTCGGTATCCATCGGTTACGGCGTCAACTACGACAAGGTTCGCCACTTCGACACTGGTAAGGAGCTTTGGGACTGGTGCGAGGGCGAAGGCTACGACATGGCCCGCTTTGACAAGGCGATCAAGAAGGAGGCTCGGTGGTGCTGGGTCATTCCAGAGGTCACCGAACTCAACGAAGTTTCCATCTGCAACATCGGGATGAACCCATCCGCCAAGGTCTTGGAAGTCAACTCCGAACCGGGCGACAACGACGATTTATCGGGTGAGGTCATGAGCCTTTCCGATGCCTTAGACGCTGCTCTTGGTGCAGTCGAACGGGCGCAGGCAGTCCACGAGCTACGCAAAGCCAAAGGCAAACGCCTCGGTGATGAGCGGCTAGGACAGCTTTCGGCACTTCAAGCGGTAGTTTCGGCGGTCATCGCTGATGCTGACGCACTGACCAACGGCGGCAAGAACGCAGAAGCCGAGGCAAACAAAGCCCGGTACTTGCTTCTCAAAGCCAGACAGCTAGGAGCTTAACAGAAATGTACAACGGCATTCTCAAAGACCTCACCGATCAGCAAATCAAGATCGGTAAGGAAATCAACGACATCCGGGCAAAGTACGACGGCAAAGAGGGCGATCTTAACGGATCGGAACTCGAGCGGTTCGACCGAATGCTCAACGACTACGACGCATTGACCGAGCAGATCAAGGTCAAGCAAGACGCGGCAGACAAGCTGAACCGATTTGATGCGGCATCGCAGAAGGCAGTCGGCGAAATCGAGCGACGATCCAGCGAAAAGGGCGAAACCGCCGTGGACGCGAAGATGGTCTTTAACGCACTCGGCTCGGCAATGAAGGACTCCTTCGTTGGCGGCAACCGAATGAGTGACAACAAGTTCCAGCAGGAGCTTAACAACTTCGCAGTTGCTAACCCAATCAAGGGCGGCTATGCGGTGGTTCAGGAAGTTCTCGCTAACTTCGTCATCTCGCTCGTCAACGACCAGACCTTCGTCCGCCGGTACGCCAACGTCATCCCGGTTACCAACGCTGACTCGCTCGGTGTTGTGACCTTCGGAGACCTTGACGACTTCGACTGGGTTACCGAGAACGCAGACCAATCGGCTTCGACCGAATCTCCGTTCGGTAAGAAGGAACTCCAGCCACGACGACTCTCCAAGACCATCAAGATTAGCAAGAAGCTCATCCAGAATGCAGCTTATGCCCAAGACTTGCTTTTGAACAAGGCGGCTTACGTCTTTGCTCGAACTCAGGAGAAGGCGTTCTTGACCGGAACCGGAGTGGGTCGCCCTCTCGGATTCCTCTTTGAGTCAAACGACGGTGTAAGCACCAACCGAACCTCAAGCTCGGGAACTGCTAACGTCATCTCCGCTGACGACATCTGGACGGTTGTTGGACTCCTCAAGAGCCAGTTCCGCGCCAATGCTCGATGGTCGATGCACCGCAACACCGAGATGCGAGTCCGCAAGCTCAAGGCAGGTAGCAACGAGTACCTGTGGCAACCAGTCGGAACCCAGAACGTCAACGGCCTCACTGTAGGCGCCGGCGCAACCCTCGCGGGATTTGCATACGACGTCTCCGAGTTCATGGCAGACCCAGGCGCAACGGGCAACATCACCACCGGAACGATGGTTCTCTCGCTCCACGATCTCAAGCAGGGCTACGCAATCGCAGACGCTCGACAGCTTGACATCACCGTCCTTGACCAGCTCTACGCAACCTCTGATCAACAGGGCTTTGCAATGACTGGATACGTTGACGGCGCGCCAGTTGATGAGAACGCTTTCAGCCGACTCAAGATCAGCTAAGGAGACGAAACAGAAATGCACCAACTCACCAAATCCTACGAATTCGAGCGAGTCGCTCCAGACAGCGGCTCCGCCTCGACCTACACCCTTGCGGCTGGTACCACCGACGTCAACTCCTCAGCGATTGACCTTGCTGGATGCTGCGGGGCGACCTTCCAGATCGCTCTTGGCGCAATCACCGCATCGGGAACCTTCTCGGTCAACATCGAGCATTCGGACGCTTCCGGTTCTGGCTTCGCTGCCATCTCCGGTTTGACCGTTGCGGTAGATGCAGACACCGACGACAACAAAATCCTGGTCGCTGACCTTGCCGAGCCTACCAAGCGGTATGTCCGGCTTGCGATTGACCGAGGCACTGCTAACTCGGTGATTGACTCCATCGTCGTCATTAAGGCAAAGCGGGGCGCACCTGTCACCCAGGGCGCAACCGTCGAAATGACCGACATCTAAACCCGGTAACAGGTTTAGCGGCATCCCGTGTAGACTTCCTTTGTGGAATTCTCGCGGGATGTCGTCATTAAAGTAACAGGGGACGGACAAGCCGTTCCGAAACTCAAAGGCGAACTCGAGGCCTTAGACATCATTCGAGGTATCCACTATGGCGGCGACGAACTACCCAGACGACGGCGATCTTCAGACGTATCTGACGGAGATCGGTGTGACGAACACGATCAGCACGGACACGAAAGAGAACGCGATAGCTGAGGCAGTCTATTGGGCAGAGCGGTACACCGGGCGCACGTTCACCACTTCCGACTCGTCCGAGACTCGCAAGTACGATGCCATCCAACCGCAGAGCGGGTACACGCTCGTTGAGATTGAGGACGCCAACACCATCACGGCGGTCTCAGTCGGCACTGGCTCGGCGTTGACGCTCGATACAGACTACGATTTACTTCCACTTCCTCTTCGGAGTGGCAACCCATACGAAGCAGTACGCTTCCTTCGCTCGGTGCCTAACGGTGCCAAGGCGATCAACGTTACAGGCAAGTTCGGCTGGTCTGCCGTACCTGGCGCGGTCAAGCAGGCAATCATCATTTACGCTGCGGCAAGCGTTGTGAGCGGTATCGAATCCGGTTCGGGCGGTTCTGCCCAGCGCAGGAAGATCGGTGACCGGGAAGTCCAGTACGCGGTTTCGGTTGTTGCTACTGAGTTCGGCATCGGTAACGGCGCATCGATGAGACAGAGAGCGGCGTCCATGCTTGCGCCGTTTGTGCGGGTGCCTTATGTTTGAGTTCCCTATTACGATCACGCTCGAGCATCAAGGGACGGCGGAGGTCTCTGGGTCTGAGGTGCAAGGTTTGCCGGACACGACAGCGCAGACGGTGAACTGGGCTTGTGACATTCAGGCAAAGACTCCCGGATCAATCCTTCAGGAGTTCGGTATCGAGGTCACAAACGGCGTCATTCTCTACGCTCCTCATACCGAGTACGACACCATCCAGATCGGTGATCGATTTACTTGGCACTCCATCACCTATGCGGTGACGACTAAGGCGGCGACCCGGTACGACGGTCTCGGTCTTGACTATGTGAAAGCCCTGGCGGTGGCAGTGTAATGGCAGACTTTCTTAACGCTCATCTGATCGTCAAAGAGCTTTCCGTGCGGATACAGACGGCATGGGGTCTTACTGCTGATGACATCTACGATTATCCGCCTCTCCAGCCGGTTCAGGCAGACCACGCGGTCATCGTTGCCACAGGAGCGGTCAAGGGGTCAGGCGGGGCGAAGTGCAAGAGCTTTGTCCAGGCGTTCAGCATCGTCGGGCAGTTTGAGTATCCATCGGCGCAGTCGGCAACAGTGTTCCGAACCGAGAAGGCTAACGACCTGCTGACCGAGATTTACAAGGCTAACCACTTCATGGACGGATTGACGGTTCTTGGATCACTCTTCGGGGTCGACGACATCGCCTTTGATGACATCGGAGAAGATCACTCACGCTTCCTCGAGATACGCCTATCGTTCCAGATTGAGACCGTCAACACGGCAGTCCCAGTAACACCCTAATGAGCGTTTACCAACGTCCTGCTGACCTAGCACGGGCGCAACAACGGCGTTTTGACTCCATGCACAAGACGCATGAAAGCGTCCACGATGAGCTCGTCGGGCAAGGTCAGAACGATCACAACGCATACACGGGTGGCGGACTCTCTAAGAAGGCGCTCAGGGCTATGGGGCATCCATTCGCCCGGGAAGGCTCGGCGGCCCGTGGCATCAAGGACAAGAAGAAGCAAGCCAAGTTTGCAGGATACGGCAAGCGGTACACGTTCCAGTCAACCAACAAGCAGGGCAAGGTAGTCACCCAGTCCAAGACGCAGGTCGGCGCAAAGGGAAAGGTCTCTCCGCTCCCGATCAACAAGCAGACCGGACAGCTTCGCTCCTCGTTCTTCCGCACCAAGTACGGCGGTAAGGATCGGGTGGTCTGGATGGGCTTCAGATCGCCACACGCCAAGTACGTCCTGTCACCGACGGGAACGTCAAAGATGATTTACCGGGGCTTCTACTCGAAGTCTCGGAATACGACTAGCGTCCGCGACCTAGGCATTATTGCCCAGCGTCACCGGGCAAGGTCGGCAGCACTCGTTCAAAGCGTTCGCGCAAGACAAAGGAAAATCTAATGCCACACAACACTGGTGATATCTCAATCTTCTCCATCGGAGGAAGCTCGCAGCTTGCGTATTTCGACAATGTGACGCTTACCACGACCAACACGACCGCTAACACGGCCTCAGTCGGCGCAAGCGGGCAACGCTCGAGCATTATGAAGTCCAGCGCGACTATTGACGTCAACCTGCGGGGAGTGTCTGCAACCACCTCGGACGCGGCGACCCACCTTGACCTTACGTCTCTGGCGATTGGCGCGTTGACCTTTACCTGTTTCTCCTCCTGTTCGCTGAACATCTCGTATGCGACGGCGACTGTACCATGCGTCGGTTCTCGCTACAAGATGGAGGACAACGTAAACCTGATCCTGGCGGCGGATGTCAAAGTCCAAGCGGTATCGGGAACGGCTTCGACGCTGATGATTCCGTTCAACAACGCGGCGGCGCTCTCGGCTTCCAACGTCACGTTTACACTCATCTACAACGGCGTCACCTACGCTATTCCAATGATGCTCCAGGAGGTCTCTCTGGTGTCTGAGCGGGACGGTATTCAGGAGATCAGCATCAAGCTCGAGGGACGTGCGCCAGACTCGGGAGCATTCCCAACGACTCCAACGTCTACCACCGGACTGCTCAACAAGGCACTCAACGATTACGACACTGCGGTTGCGGTCTCGTTCCAGAGCATCACGTCCACCAACGGCGTCAACGTCTCGGGCAACTTCAAGTTCCAGAGCGCATCGTTTGAGATCGCGGACGAGCAGATCGTTCCGGTTGCTTACTCGTTCCGCTCATACGGTGCGGTCACTATCGTACAAGGAAGCTAATGGCAAAAGACACAGAACCAACAATGGCGGCTCCAGAAGTCGCCAAGCTCATTGATCCTAACACGGGGCTGGAAGTGGCTCCGGTTCCCGACTCGTTTGACGACCTCGTAAAGTCTCTCGGCTATAACAAGCCTTGCGAGGATTGTTGATGGATGCGGCGGAGATCGGGAAGAATCCGCTCCCGGTCAACGATACGCTGGCGAGGATCATCGGTATCACTCGGCCGCAGTCGTCTACGTTTGACATCCCCTTCGGCAAAGACGCGGTGATGACCTTTAAGACGGTGGACAACCACCTGATTCTAGAGTCCATCGCGGCAAAGGTTGAGACGTTCCTAAAGACCGTCAGTAAGCCAAACCTTGTCCCCGAAGCGTTTCGCCCCTACATCGTCAAGAACAACACCGCTCTGGCGTCCTGCGCGGCACTGGCGGCGACCATCGTTGAACCTGCCACTTCGGAGTTTGAGTTCATGGTGATGTACGCCGAGGCTCCTTTGCTCTTCCGGTTCATCAACGATGAGTGGGCAAAGCACAACAACGGCGCAAGCCAACTCGCAGAAAACGAGGAACTTGACGCGGCAAAAAAAGACTAAACGACCCTTGGTACAGATCAAGGGTCATCGTTGGGCGTGATGATTTTGGCAAGCACCCTGACGAGCTTCTCTTGGGCAAGTTCGCCCCGTATCAGTTTTACGATATGTGGGCCTTAAAGATCATCGAGTCCGAGGCGCGGATTTGATGTTCTTTGATGCTTGCCCAGCAAGAGGCATTAGAAGCATCCCGCCACAGCAAAAGCCAACCAATAGGAGTAGCGCGAGGCAAATCCCAAGCGCAATCTTCCATACGTCTTTCATTCCTTTATTCTAACTCATGGCACAGATCATCGATACGCTCATCACCGAGTACCGGATGAAGAACCAGCAGTACCTACAAGGTGCATCGCAGGTGACTCAGGCGACTCAGAGGACAGCTAAAAGCACCAATATGGCTCAGAGTGTCATCTCTGGGATGGGCGGAAACCTTGGCAAACTAGGCTCCATTGCTGCGGGGGTAGCGACGGCAATTACAGGAGTCGCTATTGGCGCAGCAATGCTTGGCAAGTCTGCCTTCGAGCAGTACGCGGCGTTTGATTCCTTGGTCAAGGCTCTTGAGTCGGTCGAGGGGAGCGCGGAGAAGGCGAAGCTGGCTATTGCGGATCTCAAGCGGATTGCTAAGGCTCCGGGCATCGGGTTTGAGGAAGCGGTACGGGCTTACACTGGACTGCGGAATGCACGGGTCGGCGGCGGACTTGCTGAGAGTCTCATCGCTGGCGTCGGCAACGCTAACGCAAGATCGGGCGGGGGAGTCGAGACGTTTGGTCGGGCAATGCTTGCCATTCAACAGATCGCCATGAAGCAGTACCTCCAGGGCGAGGAACTTCTGCAGCTCATGGAAGCAGGAATTCCGGTTCAGGGATTGATGCAAGATCGGTTCGGTACCACTGACACCGAGCAACTCAAGAAGCAGGGCGTTACCTCTGCAATGGTCTTGATGGCGCTCAACGAGGAACTGGCAAAGCTACCCAAGGCGGCAGGTGGAGCGCAGAACACGCTGGACAACCTCAGCGACTCAATCAAGTTTGCTTTTATCAATGCTGGATCGGGGCTTGCGTCGGTGCAAGGCCCACTGGACAAGTTCGCGGAGTCGATCAGCACTCTCACGGATGCAAACGTCTGGGCTGATGCCGTTACGATGTTTGCAAACGCTTTGGGGTTAATTCCAAGCTCATCGGCGGATGCAGAAGATGGATTGCTTCGGGTCGCGGCTGGGTTTGTGGGGTTCGGCGTGTTCTTACAGAACTTCATTGAGAGCATGAAAGAGTTTGCAATTGCTTCTCTTGGGCCAATTGGGCAGATGATTGCATCTCAGCTAGGCTCTGGAAAAGGCGATATAGCAAAGTTCTTTCAAGACGCTTACGGCATTACTGCCGCCAATGATTTCTACAACGACAAGCGCGCAGAAATTGATCGGTTGAAAGCAGGGCAAGCTGGCACAGCAAACCAGCCATCCGGGCAGTACGGCAAGAAGATGAACGCGCAAGATGCGCTTAATTCCGTCATCGGCGCACTTGAGAAAAAGATATCTGAAAATAACCAGTCCGATCAAAGTTTTGGAGGCGGCGGTGATGCAATGAGCGAAACCGCAGACAACACCAAGAAGCTTGTTGAACTCCAAAAAGAGCAGCTTGATTTTCAACGCGCATTAATCGGCGGCGGACAGGTTGCACAGGCGGCATTCTCTGGCTTGCAGGTGGCAAATGCTACAGGCGGGGCGGCTTCTCCAGCAGAGCGAAAAGCAATGATGGCAATCAAAGAATGGTTTGGTGAAATCCAGGGATCAAACCAAATTAGGGCATCAAGAACTTACGGATACAGGTAACAGATATGGCAACACAGATTGAGGTCATCAAGGGGACAACGCTTCCCTTCACTCTGACGATCACCCAAAGCGGATCAGCGGTCAACCTGACGAGCAAGGAGCTTGTCTTTGTTGCTGGGACAACTCCACAACTTGTCAAGAAGACCGGGACGGGTGGCTCGGGGTTCACGATCACCAACGCGGCGGGAGGCATCGCAACGCTGACTCTGACGGTTGCAGAGACCAGGGCGTTTACCTCCAAGCTGATTCCGTTCACGGTTGAGCTTTGGGAGTCGTCCGGCGCAACTCAGACCCTCATCCTAGAAGGCGAGTTCAAGGTTCGCACGGTGGTAAACGCAGATGCCTGATGTCGCAGTAACAGTCCCGACTCCATACACCATCGCTCTAGCGGTTCCTGGGTCGGTCACAGTCAACGGCGAGTATGCGATCGGGCCGACTGGCCCACAAGGTGCTACGGGCGCAACGGGAGCCACTGGCGCAACCGGAGCGACGGGAGCGCAAGGCCCACAAGGTATTCAGGGCATCCAGGGCGAACCTGGAGCAGACGGTGCAGATGGCGCTGACGGCGCCGGGCTCACTGCTGGCGATATTGCCGTTCGTTACGATTCCACCCAGCCGACTCGAGATTGTCTCTGGATTGCTCCATCCGGGCAAGTTGTCCTTATCACAGGTTCCTAATCATGCCAGCACAAGAAATTATTCCTTCCGGTATCGCGCTCGATGCCACATTGCAATCCATTGACGCCAAGGTTCCGACTAAGGGGCAGAAGTCAATGGCTAACTCGGTTCCAATCGCTATCGCCTTTGACCAGCAAGCCATCGAGGTCATCGGTAACGTCGACATCGCTGGCTCGGTGGAGATCACGAACGATGCTGGCAACGCTATTCCCGTTTCGGCGGCTTCTCTGCCCCTTCCAACGGGCGCGGCGACTGAGGCGACGGTAGACGCCATAAACGACAAGACTCCTGCGCTTGGCTCGGCTTTGGCTGCCGCTTCGGTTCCGGTTGTTATTGCATCCGATCAGGCGACGGTAGATGTCTCTGTTGATTTGGAGCTAGTCGAGACGCTTCAATCGCTTCGCATGGCTATTGAGCTACTCGCGGCTCAGTCCTCGCGGTTCATGCCTGACACTTCGGGACGTAACCGAGTCAGCGTGGAAACCGGGACGGTGGCGGTTAGCTCACTCCCTACACTTGCGGCGGTTACCACAGTGTCAACGGTGACGACTACCGGAACCCTTACCAACCAGACAAACATGGGCGGACTTGCGGCGAACCCTCAGATTCCATATCTGATGATGCTCGGCGGCGACAACCTCAGAAGGAACATTACGGTCAGCTAAATGGCAACTACAAACGGAAACAGAAAGATCCTCGACCTCAAGCGGTGGGAGATGCTCTCCCCTGCCCCTGTCACATCTGGCGCGGGAATGTTCATCATCTCGTCTCGGAACTACAGGCAACAGCAACTCTATGTGACTTCGGCAACCGTTGCCTACCTGTACAGCGCAAGCGAGGACGGATGGACGCAGGTTCCTTCTCCTGCTCTTGCTGGCACGTTTGGCGCGGGTGCTTGCGGTGTCGGCGGTGCATGGTCAACTGGTAACGCTGTTGGCGCGGCATCCCTCACGGC